TCTATCAAGTGATATAGATTTTGATGCCATTTTAAAAAAACTGGAAGGTTGTTTACTACATTCAAGTATTTTCTTTTTAAAAATATCTTTTAAATATTGGTTATCTTGTAATCTGTCTAAATGTCTTTTAATTTTATAATAATTTAATGGAACTTTATTTTCTTTCATATAATCATCTACTAAATCATTAAAATCATTATCTATTTTATCAATATTTAAAATAACATTATACCAATTTATATTTTTATTAGAATAATCAGAACAATTAATAATATAATTCAGTAAATTAAAATATTCAGAAGTTTTATATTTTTCTATACATTGGAAATTATTATATTTTGTATCAATTTTTTCAACTTCCTCTTTTAAATTTAAAATATTTTCATTAATTTCCTTTAAATTATTATGATAATCATTTAATGCTTTTAATTTAATTTGGTTAATATCATTTTTTTCATATATTTTACCAATTTGTATTTTTTTGATATCTTCTTCAATTTGGATATTATTATATTTATTAACATCTTTATTTAGATCTAAAGTATTTTCTTTATTTAAAACATTATATAAATCTGTAGTAATAACTGAATCGGTTAAATTATTTTCTTCAATTAATTTTAATAATGTTTTATGATCTACTAAATTTAAATAAGTATCAAATAATTCTTCATCAACTATTATTTTTGTTTTTGGTAAATATAATATTTGTTCCATATCCAGTAATTGTGTAGCAATATCTAAAATAGAAATAGACATATATATATAATTAATATATATTAAATTTGAAAAAGAATAATATTTAAATATAATACAGTTTATTAATTTAATATGACAAAAGTATCTAAACTTATATTTGACTTTTTATTAAAAAAAAATATAAAACATGTATTTGGATATTCGGGTGGAGCTATTCTCCCTGTATTAAATGAATTAAATAATAATACTAATAAACTACGATTTATTAAAAATTCAACAGAACAATGTTCTGGATATGTTGCTGAAGGTTATAGTAAATCATTAAATAAAACGCAACCAGGTATTATAATAAGTACATCCGGTCCAGGTGTTACTAATTTAATAACTCCTTTACAAGATGCTTATAATGATGGAATTCCATTGATTGCTATAACCGGACAAGTACCAACAGATGCTATTGGTACAGATGCTTTTCAAGAATGTGATGCTATAGAATTAACAAGACCGTGTACAAAATGGAATAAACAAGTTAGCGAGGATGATGATATATGTGTAATTTTGGATATAGCATATAATATTAGTATGTCTGCGAGGAAAGGACCAGTTCATATAGATATACCAAAAAATATAATGAATAATATAATAGAAGAGGAATATTTGGATAATTATTATATATTTGGTGAATCATATGAAAAAATAAATAATATAAATAATCCATTTAATTTAAAAAATCATTTATATACTATTTTAAGTAAATTAGATAAATCACAAAAACCTATAATAATAGCAGGTCAAGGATGTAATCATTTAACAGATGAATTAAAACATTTTGTAAATAAAACAAAAATCCCAATTACAACAACATTACACGGTGTTGGTTGTTATAATGAAAATAATAAATTATCTTTAGAATGGCTTGGTATGCACGGGAATCCAGCTGCGAATTATGCTGTTCAAGAGGCAGATTTAATAATAGCAATTGGAACAAGATTTGATGATAGAACAACTGGAAATTTAAGAAGATATGCGATAAATGCTATAAATGGGAATGGTATTATTCATATAGATTCTTCTATGGCACAAATCATAAAAGTAAGAAAATTATTTAGTAAATATTATGAAAATACGAATAAATTTTATATGAGTATAAATACAGATACAAAATATTTATTAAATGAATTAAATCAAAATTCAATAGATCCAGTAAATATAGTATGGTTAAGGAGAATAGAATATTTAAAAGAGCAATTTAAATATAATTATAATGAATGTAAATTAACATTAAAAGGTCCAGATGTAATTAAATCATTAAATAGATATTTAACAAAAAATGATATGAAAAAAAATACTTTAATTACAACTGGAGTTGGAAATCATCAAATGTGGACATCACAATATATTAAATGGGAATATCCAAATAGATTAATAACTTCAGGTTCATTAGGTACAATGGGGGTTGGAGTTCCATTTGCGATTGGTTCAAAATTAGCAAATCCAAATGAAACTGTAATTTGTATAGATGGAGATAGTTCTTTTAATATGACAAGTAATGAATTACAAACAATATTAGAAAATAAAATAGATGTTAAAATAATTATATTAAATGATAATAGACAACAAATGGTATATACATGGCAAAAATTATTTCATAATAATAATATAATTGGAACAGAAAATAAAAATCCAAATTATAAATTACTTGCGGAAAGTTATGGATTAGATACTATAATTTGTGATAATAAATCGACTGTAGATATTTCTATAAAAAAAATAATGACAAATAAAAATTCTGTGATAGGAATATTTAATATTGAACCCGAAATGTGTTATCCATTAGTCCCTCCAGGGAAAGCATTAGATAATATGATTATAGATAGTAGAGATATGTATAAATTAGATAATAAACAAAATGCTCCAAATTAAATTATAATTTAATAAAATATTAAAACTATTTCCAAATTATTTAAAAAAGAGCACTTAAAAATATATAAATATAGTATATTATTTTATATGGATAATAAACAACATATATTAAATTTATATATTAAATATAGAGATGAATATATTGAAAAATATGGAGAAAATACAGTTGTATTAATGGAAATAGGTCAATTTTTTGAAATATATGCAGTAATCAATGATGAAATAAGGGTTGGTGAAAAAAATATATATAATATTTGTCAAAATATATTAGGAATAGCAGTAACAAGAAGAAATAAAAAAATAAAAGAAGTATCATATAATAATTATTTACAAGCTGGAGTACCATCATTTGGAATAAAAAAATATACAGATTTATTATTAAATAATAATTATACAGTAGTAATTGTTAGTCAGACAACTTCGCCTCCAAATCCAGAGAGGGGTGTAACTGAGATATTATCGCCGGGAACTTGTATTAATAATTATAATAAAAATGATAATAATTATTTAATGTCAATATATTTAGAGAAATTTGAGAATAAAATAAAGGATACAATATCGGTGGGTATATCTATAATAGATTTGTCAACGGGTATAAATTATATAAATGAGATAAGGTCAGAAGAAGATTCAAATTATTGGTCAGATGAGATTAGTAGATTTATAAATTTTTATAATCCAGTAGAGTTATTAATTCAGACACAAAATTATGTATTATCAAAAGATGATATAATAACAAGATGGGATATATATCATGATTCTATACAGATAAATCATTATGATTCGTTTGATTATAAAAAGATAAATTATCAGAATGAAATATTATTAAAAGTATTTGAAATAAAATCAATAGTAACACCAATAGAATATTTTAATTTAGAAAATAAAAATGAATGTAGATTATCTTATATTTATATGTTACAATATATTTATGAACATAAAGTAGATATATTAAGACATATAGAAGAACCAAAAGAAATTCAAGATATAAATTATTTATCGTTAACTTCTAATTCTATAAGACAGTTAAATGTAATAAATAATTATTCTTATTTTAAGGGTAAAAATGAATCATTATTATCAATATGTAATAATTGTTCAACTTCTATGGGTAGAAGATTATTAAAAGAACGATTATTGTATCCTTCAATTAAACCAGATGTAATTCAAAATAGATATAATCAGATAGGATTATTTTTGGAAGATAAATTTTATGAAAATGTTAGAGATAAAATATCATCAATAACAGATTTAGAAAAATTATTAAGAAAAATGGGATTAGGGTTATTAACTCCAAATGAATTTTTTACTTGTCATATATCTTATGAATTTGTAAATAAATTAATACCAATTATAAAAGAAAATACAGAAATATATAATTATTATAAAGAATATCATAATGATATAAATATTTTTAATAATTTTTTTGAAGAAATAAATAATACATTTTTGTTTAGTAATTTTAATTGTAATACTACACCAGCACATAAAGAAAGAAAAATATTTAAAGATGGAATAAATGATAGATTAGATGAGTGTGATAATTTGATAGAAAAAAATATAAATAAGTTAAGTTTAATAAGTATTAGATTATCTAAAATATTAGATATAGAATATTCTGTAAAATATGATTTTAATGAAAAAAATAGTTGGTTTATATATTGTACAAAAAAAAGAGCAAAATTAATTGAAGAAAAATTAAAAAAGAATAAAAATAATATTCATGTAAAAAATGAAGATGAAAAGGTAATTTATAGTTTTGAATCAGATGATTTTACATATAAAACAAAAGATACAAATTCAACAATAATATCTTGTAAACAAATAGAAAAAATATCAAAAAATATAAATAATAATTTAAAAGAGTTATCTAGTTTAAATAACAAGATATGGAATGAAAAGATGATTTATTTTTATTCAAAATATAAAAGTATATTAAAAAATATTAATAATTTTATAGCAAATGTAGATATTAGTTCAAATAATGCAAAATTATCGATAGAGAATGGATATTATTGTCCAATATTGGATATATCAGATGAAAATGAGAAAGGTTTTATAATAGCTAAAGATATTCGTCATCCTATAGTAGAAAAAATAAATGAGGATATAGAATATATAACAAATGATATATCATTAGGTAAAGAAAAAGATGGTATGTTATTATTTGGTACAAATGCGTGTGGTAAATCAACTTTAATGAAAGCAATTGGATTAAATATTATAATGGCGCAAGCAGGATTGTATGTAGCATCAAGGGAATTTAGATATAAACCGTATAATCAAATATTTACACGAATATTAAATAATGATAATATATTTAGAGCACAATCTTCATTTGCGGTTGAAATGCAAGAATTGAATGGAATATTACAAAAAGCAGATAATAATTCATTAATATTGGGGGATGAATTATGTTCTGGAACAGAAACTATATCAGCAATATCTATAGTAGCAACAGGTATAGAGTATTTATGTGATATTAGATCGTCATTTGTATTTACATCTCATTTACATCAGTTAACAAAATTGGATATTATAAAAAAATTAAAAAATTTGCATATATGTCATTTAAAAATTGATATGATAGATAATAAATTAATTTATGATAGAAAATTAATAGATGGTTCTGGACCTTCTATTTATGGATTAATAGTATGTAATGCTATTGGATTACCAAATAATTTTATTTCAAAAGCAAAAAAAATACAATTAGAATTGGAGAATGAATCTCCTACAATTATAAATCAACATAAATCACATTATAATAATGAAATATATTTACATAATTGTTTAGTGTGTAAAATAAATAAAGCAGAAGAAACTCATCATATAAAAGAGCAAGAAAATGCTGATGAAAATAATATGATAGATCATATTCATAAAAATATTAAACAAAATTTGGTACCATTATGTAAAAAATGTCATTTAGATGTAACACATAATAATTTAATTATTACTGGATATATTAAAACAAATGAGGGGAATGAATTAAATTATCATTATACAAGTAATAATAAATCAAAAAATAAAAAATATTCAGAACAGCAAATAGATATAATAAAACAATATTACAGTAAATATAATAATTTAACGCAACAAAATATAATTGATAAATTAAAATTAGATCATAATATTAAAATAAGTGTAACAACATATAAAAAAATTATAACTAATAAATATTAAAATATTATAATGTTTATTATTTTTTCCTTTCTGCGATTGAGAGAATTGTTGTAATTACTTCATAAGCTATATTCTCTTTTTCACTTTTATTATTTTTCTGAACTTTATTTTTTTGTATTGTTTTTCTAATCGGAATATTCTTTTTTGATAAAAATTCTGAATATTTCTTAGATTCCTTTTCTTCTGCTTCAACCAATTCTCTTTGCTCTTTATTTAGTACAGGGAAATCTCTAGATTGTCTTCTATGAGCGGCTCTAATAGTCATTTGGATAATTTCAAGAATTTGAAATGGTTTATCCATTTGTTCAAACTGGGTTTTTTCATTATTATCGCATATATTACAAAACAATATAGAATATTTCTTAACAGTAACTGCTAATTTGATTTTTTTAAATAAGTCTTGTTTTAGTTCTTTTATTTTTATTTTTTTGTATTCTTCTATTGTTTTATCGCAATGTTTATTTAATGTAATAATATAATTTTTAATAAAATTGTATTCTGGTCTAAGAAACTGAACCCACTTATCATATTCACTTTTGGTAGGTTTTGTTATGTGAGTAGAAACCATATTTTGTTAGATAGTTTTAGTGATGATAATTAGTGTCATTAATTTCAAATTATTTTTTAAAAGAGCTCTTTTTAAAAAAAATATTAATAAAATTATTTTCGTCTGAATTTATTTATAGTTTTAAAGTAATTGTAATGTTTTTATTTTTAATTCTGTCAGATCTTCTCTTTTGAATTGGTGGGTTTTGTATTTTTGGTTTTTGTTTCTTTTTTGGTTTTGTTAATTTAATTTCTTCTTTTTGGTATTGGATTTGTTCAATATAAATGAGTGATTTTTGTTCTTTGGTTAATTCTGGAAATATTCTATTATTTCTTTTATAAACGCCTTTTAATGTTTTATGAACTATTTCTAACTTTATAAAGGGTTTGGGAGATAATCTTTGGAATGAATTATCATCATCGCACATTTTGATAAGTAGTTTTAAAACTGCTTTAACTGAATTAAATGTTTTCATTCGAAAAAATACTTTATTTTTTTCAGTATCATTAGTTATTTTTTCTAATTCTTTATTATTTTTTTCACATGATTTTTCTAAAGTTACAATATAAGATTTAGCAAAATTATAATGTGGTCTTAATTGATTGAGCCATTTCTTATATTTACTTTCTAATTCATTCATAATAAATTGGATAATTAGTTAATAAAAAATTATTTCAAATTATTTCAAATTATTTTATATTTTAATTATCCTGTGACATAATCAGTCTATCTGATTTTTTATCTATCCATTCATCCCATTTTGTATTCCACCCTCTATAATGTATTTTAATAGCATCATCGCGTTCATCAATAATATGCGCATCATAAATTTTATTATCAGTATATTTCACTTGAATATTAGAATGATTTTTATTCATGGATCGAATAGAAGAGTATTGAAGTGACCCAGAAACTTTAGAAGTTTGTGAGGGTCTTACATTAATATTTTGAGTAGCAGTACTTTCACCACTCTTTAGTGTAACGCTAACTAGATTACTTTTTAACTTGTTATTAGCTGCTTGAAATACTTGTAATGCTGTATTATCATGGGTACAATAAGGACACTTAAGTATGTTACATCTTACTGGTACTTTCATATTATGATTACACTTACTACATACTATTATATCATCTATTTTAAAGAAGTGTGAATTTATTTGTTCAATATTCATAGATGGTTGTTGTTGTTTTAATTTATTTATTGATTCTTCTGTTTCTTGTTGTGTTGCTATTTGATATTTTTTTTGTTGAATCGATTGAGCTTGAGCTGCTGCTATTGCTTGGGCTTGAGCTTGGGCTTGGGCTTGAGCAGCGGCTGCTGCTTGGGCTGCTGCTATTACTTGGGCTTGGGCTTGGGCTTGTAATTCTTTTGCAGCTTTTTCTTGTGCTTCAACTTGAATGCGTTGAAGATGGGCTTTCTTAGCGTTTTCAATATGTTCTTGTGCTTGTGCTTGATTATGTAAATATTCTGCTTGTAATTTTGGTGTCATAAGATGGTAAGGCCATTTAGCGCATATAGGACATTTACATAATAGTTGTATTTCTGGACTATAATTATTATCAATGTTGATATGATTTTGTAAATCTTTATAAGATTGGTCATTTAATTCTGGCATTACTTTTTGTTTTTTTAGAACTCTATCAAATTGTATAACATCATATTCCCTTTTAACGCTTTTTCTAAATATATTTTGTTCTATATTAATTAATTCTTTTTGTTTTTCAGTTAATTCCGGATATATTTTATTTCTATTTTTATATAATACTATAATTGTAATATGAATTAATTGTAAAATTAGGAAAGGTTTATTATATTTTAAAAATGTTTTAGGAGTATTAGAATCACATAATTCGCAAAGTAGTATTAGATATTTTTTAACATTTGTAATAATTTTTATTTTTTGTTTGGTTTTATCAGATGTATTTTTTGAATATATACTATTACTAAATTTATGGACTCCTTCAATATCTGAACCAAATGAATTAAAAGTTTTAGAAATATCATCTTCTTTTTTATTTATTTTATCACAAAAATCATTAATAGTTTTTATACAAGATTTAGCAAAATCATATTCCTTTTTTAATTGTTGTAACCATTCATCATAACTATCAATTAATGAACTCATAGCCAAATTTATTTAGTAATAAATAAATACTGAATATTTCAAATTAAAAAAATATAATTTAAAGAGCATAAAATTAGGTTTATATTTAAAAATATATATATATATAATTTTAATATAAATGATAAATAATAATAATACAGTAATAATTACTACAACTATACCAAATGAACCAATACCAGAAAAAAGAAGAAATAATTTAATAAATAATTTTAGTAAATATAATATACCAATAGTTTTTAATGATTATGTAAGAAAAAATAAATCAATACAAGAAATATCTTGTGAAATGATAGTAAATTCGTTAGAATTATATAAAAAAATGGATATCGAGCATGCAATAATATGTGATGATGATTTTTTTCCAATTGATAATTTTTTAGATGAATTAAATAAAACAATAGAATTATTACCAGAAAATTGGAGATCTCTTCATTTATGTCCTGCATATTTATGGGGAAGAATACATAGAGACAAAGAAAAAATTGGTAAATTAAATGCGGAATATAATATGGATGATATTCCATTTCATTCATCTGGAAGATTTTATTTGGATTGTGATAGTGATTTATATTATGAAAAGAAATTTTGGTTAGGTGGACCTGTATGTATTTTAGTTAATAAAAAGAATGTAGATTCTGTATTAAATGATTTTATTAAAGCAAATAATGAAAATCCCGAAAATGATGATGTAATTTTTACTAGAATTTTAAATAATAATGATTTTATTTGTAGAGAACCAATGCTTGGATATGAAGAAGAAGGTGGAGGAACTACATTTCCAGGTAGAGGATGGACAACAGTAGCGACTGGTTATAATTATTAATAAAAAATATTAATATTATATTATATTTTAGTTAATGTTATTTAATATTTATGATATTTAATAATATTTATGGTATGATAAAACTATTATAATTATTTATTGGTTCATTTGTAGTATCTGTTGTAGTATCTGTTTTATCATTAATGATACAAGAATCATAATTAATAATATATTCTTTTTTTTTGTCCGAACGTTCTTTCTTTTTCTGTTCTGTTATTTTATTTATATGATGTGGAAAATGAGTATATCCATACCATATAGGGTCGTGTAATCGTGATTCATTTGGATAAATAGATATACTATCTAAAAATTTATTTTCTAATTTATATGATGTAATAATAGATTTCATAGCATCATTATAATATTTATATACCGATGATTCTAATGGTTCAATCCAAATACAAGTCCAATCTGTAAATAATATTTTACTTTTCATTTTTTTACCAGTAGTTTCATCTGTAATTTCTTGTGGTACTTCTAACATATTTTGTTTAGTTTCTTTTTTAAGTATTGCTAAATAATTAAAACTAAAGAATGAACTATCATGTAAATTTGTAAATTTTTCAGGACAATAAACAAGTATATCATTAACAGTTTCACAAATAAAAGCATTATTTTTTAATTTATATTTAGGTACATTAGTCATTCCTATAAATATATAATTGTAGTCTTCTATTTTTTTTCCTTTTTGTCCTTGAATACTCATCATACTAAATAGAAATAACAGAATTGTTTATAATTAAATTTTTTTAATTATTTTCAAATTAAATTTATTTTAAATTTTTTTAATTATAATATTTAAAATAAATTAAGATAGTGTTCTATAATAGTATCTAATTTTAATACTTTATCATTCATAGAATAACTCTCTAGATTATATAAAAATCTGCCCATATGATTATTTGGTTTATGAAAATTTTCTTTAATAAGATTTGGTGTATTTTTAGATATTTGTTCTAGATTTTCATATTGATAATCTATTGTACTTGTACTTTTATTTTGATATTCATCAATTAAATCATTTCTATAACATATTCGTTCCATTCTTTTTGTAAAAATATAACAATCATGAGTACTTAGTAAACATAATGAAAGACCATAACTATAAATCATTCGCCCATAATAACTATATCTTTGTAAGTATTTGTGTTTTAGATTATGACTAAGTAGAATACCAAATATATAATATTTAGTTTGGAATAGGTTATCTATTTTATATAATTCTGATTTATTATTTTCATTTAGAAAGAATCTACCTGGATGATAATGTGGATAATTTAATTTTGTATGTTCTATTATTTTTCTCTTTTTTTTAACTTTTTTACTAAATTGTTTAATAACTCTATTATATCTTGAATCTCTTAAATAATATAAAACTAATTCATAGATATCATAATTCTGAAATAATTTAAGAAGTGAATCAGCCATTTATTTAAAGAATTGGTTAGATATTAAATTAATAACTGAGTATCATTTTATTTCAAATTATTTTTTTTTAAGAGCAATTTAAAATATATGATAAGGTAAAAAATGGATATTTCATCAATTATTATTGATTGTAATGATGAAATAATATTTGAATTTATGTCAGATATAAAAAATATAAATTCTTGGTCATTTGGAGTTAAATGGGATATTAATAGTAATAATAAAATTATTAAAGGAGTTTCTAATTATAATAAATCTATATCTTATTTAAAAATCATAAAAAATCATACAATTAAAAAGATAGATTATTGGATAGGGGATGATGATAAAAATTTGATACCAAGAATATATGTTAGAGTAGAATCATTAAATAATACAAAATCAAAATTATCAATGGTATCATTTAAAACAGATGATATGGATTCAGATAGATGGGATAACTTAATAGAATTACATAAATTAGAACTATTAAAAATTAAAGAATTATTATCTAAAAAATAATAGTAATGAAATTTACATTCCAAAAATTAGCAATATATGGAGGGAGTAATATGATTTTTACATATATAGTATATAAATACAATAAAAATTTATTAAATAATAATATGAATTACATAAAAAATTTTCTAGATTTTTTTTAATTTTATTGTTTTTTTAATATGTTTAGTCACTTTCTTCTCCGTTGTAATCATCATGGTCCTTATGCATTTCTTCGTAACATTCATCCGTCCAAATAAGTGATTCACCGTCTGAAGACATATGTCCGACTACTTCACCATCCTCAGACTTATCCTCAACAATCCACTTTCCATTACTCTTCTTCTTGTAATAAGTAACTCCTTCATATTCAAATTCAGTAGAAGATTCATCCAGATCAAGTTCGAGTGGCTTAATTCCAGACTTAGGGTCTTCATCATCAGAATCATCAGAATTATTATCCTTTGGAGGCTTTTCATCATCAGAATTATTATCCTTTGAAGGCTTTTCATCATCAGAATCATCTGAATCAGATTCATATTCATCAATCTTCTGTTGGAGCCATTCAGCGTTGTTGGCCTTCGGTCCAGAAGGCTTCTTTCCCAGCTTCTTTTCATATTCATCCTTTAGATCTTGAACTTCTTGAGAAATCTTCTTCTTCTTTGAAGAAGACTTCTTCTTAGAAGACTTCTTCTTAGACTTCTTCTTCACTTCTTCCTTTTCAGAATCATCAGAATCAGATTCGTATTCATCAATCTTCTTTTGAAGCCATTCAGCATCATTGGTCTTTGGTCCGGAAGGCTTCTTTCCAAGCTTCTGTTCATATTCCTTCTTCAGATCTTGGACTTCTTGTGAAATTTCCTTCTTAACAGAGTAAGAATCATCTGACTTCCAATTGATAACATTTCCCTTCTTTGTCTTTCCGGCACCATCACAAAGATGCTTCTTTGGCTTTGGTTCATCATAATTACCATAAGACCATCCTCCATATTCATCAATCTTGGAAAAGTGCATCTTACAAAATTCTCCATTAATCTTCTTTGAAGAACATTGCTTAGCAAATCCCTTATTCCATACCCGACACCGACACAGATCTTGATTGAATGGGGCTCCTGGGACAGTTGAGATTCGTCCACCAGAACTCTTTCTGGTGGGTTCAACTTCAGGTATATCAGCTATAAAAGTTGATACAAACTTTAGAAAATCTTTCTTTGATGGGAGAATATCAGCATCTTCAAAATGCTCATAGAGTTCCTTGGTAAAAGACTGGAAGAGTGCCTTGTTGTCTGCGACAGTCATGATTTGGGTGTTAGATTCGGTTTAAACTTGTTTTCAGTCGTTGATTGTAATAAGCTCTTTTTTAATGAAGACTTTTTGTCTAGAATAATTTCAAATTTTTTTTAATAAAAAAAAGAACTATAAATAATATTTAAAAAGAGCTCTTTTAAATTTAATAAAATGGAAGAAATTTTTGTAAAAAATAAATTAAAAAATAAAATTTGTAATAAAGGTAGTTTATGTATATATTTAGTTTTAATATTAATAATAAGTGGATTAACTGGAATACAAATATATTTTATAGGATTAAATGATTTATCTAATTCAAATTAAAAAAATATATAAAGATAATTCAATACAGATATATAAATAATAATGATGAAACTGACCTATTTTAATGTGCGCGGACTCGCAGAAACTTCTAGAATTTTGTTAGCAATTGGTGGCGAGGAATATGAAGATTTTAGATATCCATTAGAAATTATTGATATGGCTGCTCATAAGATGAATAAGCCAGAATTTGAAAATGATAAAAAGGAAGGAAAATTAGTTAATGCTTTGAATAAAGTACCTTTTCTAACATTAGAAGATGGTACAATTATTCCGCAATCTAAGACTATTGAAAGATTTTTGGCAAATAGATTTTATTTGATGGGGTCAACTGATGTTGATGCTGCTAGAATTGATGCTATTTGCGAATGTGTTCGTGATTTTAAGGAACTATATCAACCAGTCCGAAAATTGGAAGGCGAAGAAAAAGAAAAAGGACTTGAAGAATGGTTTACTAAGACACTAGTTGAAAAACTAGAATTACTTGAACACAATTTGGATAATGATGAATATAGTGTTGGATATCATCTCAGTTTATCAGATGTAGTATTGTTTGGATTTATTACTCAATTTTTTGATGATAAGGAAGCAGCTATGAAAGCAACTGAAACAACTCCAAAAATTCGGGGTGTAGTTGAAAATGTAGGTAAGTTAGGTAGAGTCCAAAAGTGGTTGGAATCTAGACCTCAAACTGATTTTTAATTAAGTATTAATGACAGGATTTTCTTCATCTGTTTTTGTGGGTTTGGTAGTAGTAGTAGTATCAGTAGTAGTATCAATGGCATTTAATTTAATATTATCTAATTTAACGGCAGCTGTTAGTTGGTCTGCTGCTTTTTGAAAAATTGCCAGTTGGTCATTTGTAGATTTGTTATCTTTGTTATTTGTATTATCTTTATTATCTTTGTTATCTTTATTATCTTTATTATCTTTGTTATCTTTGTTATCTTTGTTATCTTTATTATCTTTAATTTGTTCTGGATTAAAGGATTCGTCTCTTATACATTCCCAACAACAAAATTTTATTTTTTTACAGTGTGATTTTTGAAGGACTATTAATATACTAGTAATAACTCCTCCAACTGTTCCAATGAATACTCCTAAATCGCCTATAGAAAAATCTTGCATTATAATAAATATAATATTTTTTTAAAATTTTAATTTTTAATATTTTTTTAATTTAATAATATCTATAATATAGTATATTATGGATTTAAGTATTCGCAATCGTAATAATAAAACATTAGATGAAGTATTAGATACAATTAAAACTCAAACTGTTATGACGAGAGATAATTCATATGAAGATATAGAACAAGAATTATCTAAAATGCCATTTATTATGCCATCAATTGTAACAAATACTAATAAATATATAAAAGAAAATGTAGAACAAACAAAAGAAGATGTAGATAGAATACGAACTAAATTAAATGAATATAATATGATAACACAACAAAAATTAGAAGATCAGTATGAGAGACATAAAGGAGATGTTGGTATATCAGATGTAGATGATTTATATTTAAAAGATAGAAAAAATAATCTAGGTTTATTAGATGAACATGTTTTTTTAGGTGAATTAGATTGTAAAAGTAGAACAGAATATTGTTTTGCAACAAAAAAATTATCAAAAAAGTGTTTTACAGAAGGTGATGAAATACATGATTCATATATATTACCTTGTAAATTAAGGGTAAGTATTAAAAAATCAATAAATAAAATAGAAAATCAAGATATAGATAATTATGAAAATAAATTAACACAATATTTAGAAAAAGCACCAAAATCAATATGTAAATCATTAGTTATATTAGGATTTACACCAGATGAGATAGATATAATATATAATAGTGATGAAAAATTATTTAAAGAGCACGATGAAGATGATAGAGGTATGTATATGAGATTATTATTAAAAGAATATAAAGAGGATATTAATTATTTTAAAAACTATATAGAAAATATCATTAAAAATTTAATAGTAGATTTAAAATATTCAGAAGTAGAAGCTGTAGAAAAAGTACTATTATTATTAAAAGTATTTGAATTAGATTCTAATGAAGCTATAATTATAGATAAACTATTTGTAGATCAAAGAAAGAGAATGACTATGTTTAGTTCTGATTCAGAAGATGATTTAGATGGAGGAGGAGATAATGATTGTGGTCCAGGAACAGATAATGAAGATATATGTAACCGTATTGATGGTTGTAAATATACAGATTATGGTGAATGTTTACCAGATAATTATAGTGATTCAGATGATAGTGATTTTGAGAGTGATTCAGATGATAGTGATTTTGAGAGTGATTCAGATAGTGATTCAGATGAAGAAGCGGATGATTTAGTAAGTGGATTACTTGATTTAGATGTTGATTCATCTTATAATTTATTAAAGAGTATATATTCAAATAATCATGATTGTAAAGGTGCTATAAATTATTGTAGTACATCAAAACAAATATATGATGATTGTAAAAGTGTGCCTCAAATGAGGGATATTTATATACCGTGTATATTAGAAACTCTTAATATTAAAATACATAATAGTTTAGATAAAACTAATATTTTTGATCCAATAAATAGAAATAATACAACTCATAAAAAACAAAAATTTGATAGATCTGTTATTATTAAATTAGAAATAGAACGTAATGGTTCTGTGAAAGAATATATAGATAAAAATTTAGATTGTGATAATAGATTAAAAGCAAAATTATTTGGTATATTAAATGATTCATTAAAACAAATACCAAATTTTCATCAAACAATTTCACAAATATCTATGGGATTTTTTAAATCAATGATTATTCAAATTACAAAAGTATTAGCTGATACAACTGTTAAACATTTTGATAGATATTCAAGGGAAATACAAAGAAATTCAGAACCATTATTAGAATATCAATTACAACATATGGAAAAATTAGAATCAGAATTTTATTCTAAAAAAGATATTCATGATTGTTTTATTAAATATTTAATTATAGTATATAAATATAATATTTCAGATATATTATCAATGAGTGACGATGATTATAAAAAACTAATTTATGATGATTTTAATTGATTTAATCGTATCCATTTATTACACATCCATTTTTCTCCTGTAATTGGAGGTTTGCCACCGTGAAATGAATTTTCTCTAACATCTGTATAATCATCATTCAAATCAAAAAATAATACAGCTTTCCCTTTTTTTGGTTTTATATCTATATTTTTTTTGGGAAATTCAGTTTCTCCTCCAGTAAAATCATCATTTAAATAAATAATAAATGTAGCATATCTATTATTTCCTCCTAATTTATTAAATACTTCTTTACAATAATCATCATTTTTTTTACAAGCATCATAATGTGGATTATACAATTGTCCGGGTTTATAATTAGCTACTTGTAACTCTTCATAGAATTCAATTGGAATACCTAATAATTCATTAATTTTTTTATCAATTATTTGGACATCTTTATTTTTATTTAAATTTGGATTTAAAAAAGTATTAGAACTTGTTCGTTGGTTATCTAATGGTTCATTTTCATCTAATACAGTACTTCTTCTGATTAATGGTTTTGCTAATTCTATAATTTTATCACATAATTCATCAGATATAAAATTATCATATTCATATAATCTTTCTAAATCAAATTTTTGGCTACAATCTGTAATAGATTTATGAATATTTGGATACATAATATTGGTATCATTATATGGTTTGGATGATTTTGGTGATTTAATATTTGGAATAAATGTAGAAATTTTATAATTTAATTTATTGAATAAAATTTTGAGTAAATATAGAGTAACTAATAATACGCAAAATAAATATAAAAATGTTAATAAATTCATAATATATATATATTTTTATTTTTAATTTGTAAATTAATCCGTATTTTTGTAAATTAAACCATATTTTTTGATATATTTATCTTTTTTATTTTTGTAATCATTTTTAATGATAGAACGAATACTTTTATATATGAAAAAAAACCATCTTTCATATATGAGTATTTTCCATATATTATTATTTTGTAAAAATAAATTTATAAAAAAATAGAGTATAGGAGTTCTAATAAATACTAAAAATTTAAATTGTTTATATTTAATATAATTTTTAATAAATCCAAAAATGGGGGTAATACAGAATAAATAAAACATTTATATTATTAATGGAAAATATATTTACAAATATATACGATAAAAAAATATGGGGGAATGGTAGTGGGTCTGGTTCTAATGTATCAAAAGATACATTAAAATATATTCAAATATTAGAATCAATAATAAATAATTCAGAATATAATATAAAAACTATATGTGATATTGGTTGTGGTGATTGGGAATTTAGTCAATTTATAAATTTTGGAGATAAAGAATATTTAGGAATAGATTGTGTTAACTATATAATTAAAATAAATCAAGATAAATATGAGAAAGAAAATATAAAATTTGAACATAAAATAGTAAATGATGATTATATACCAAAAGGATTTGATTTAATAATAATTAAAGATGTTATACAACATTGGAAAGATGAAGATATATTAAAATATTTAAATGAAATTTTAATTAATAATAAATTTATATTTTGTACAAATGGATATAAATTTATGAGAGATAAAACAAAGAATGACTTAAAAAAAAGAGATATTAATAATAAATATAGATATCATCCAGTAGATATAGATAAATATCCGCTATCAGAATTTAAAGAATATGTATTATCTGAAAATAAACATAGAGCTAAACAAATGTTATTATTAACTAAATATTTTACATAAAATAACTAAATATTTTACATAAAATAACTAAATATTTATAATAAAAATAAATACATAAATATTTATAATAAAAATAAATACATAAATATTTATAATTTTTTTCTAAGATATTATTATATAAACATGGGAGGGGGATTGATGCAACTTGTCGCTTATGGAGCCCAAGATATTTATTTAACCGGTAATCCACAAATAACTTTTTTTAAAGTAGTTTATCGTAGACACACTAACTTTTCAATGGAAACAATTTCACAAACTTTAGATGGTAATAATACTTTAAGTGATTCTTCGAATAATGAAGCAACTTGTACAATAGCTAGAAATGGAGATTTAATTCATAAGATGTATATTACATCTATATCTTCAGGTATCTTTTGTGGAAGTAAAATAATAAATAGCGTTGAATTAGAAATAGGTGGACAAAAAATTGATAAACACACAGAAGAATGGAATAATGTATGGAATGAATTAAGTACATCAGATTCTAAATCAGATGGTTTAAAATGTATGCAAGGAGATGATGGTGGAGTAACTGGCAATGATACTGGATTAGGAATGATTCAAATACCTTTAAATTTTTGGTTTTGTAGAAATCCAGGTTTAGCTTTACCATTAATAGCATTACAATATCATGAAGTTAAAATTAATTTTGTTTTTGGAAAAAAAGGGGAAGTCAGTACTAGTGATAGTACTACTCCAAAACTCAAATTTTATGTTGATTATATTTATTTAGATACTGATGAAAGAAGAAGATTCGCCCAAGTATCACATGAATATTTAATAGAGCAAGTACAAATGCAAAGTATAGTTTCAGATATATCACAAGACTTAATTTTTAATCATCCAGTTAAAGAATTAATTTGGACAACGGAATATGACAAAACTAATAACTATGATACAGCTATATTAAAATTAAATGGACATGATAGATTTGAAAAACAAGAAGAAGAATATTTCCAATTAAGACAACCATTTGACCATCACACAAAAGTTCCAAGAGCAAATTTAACATTACATAATCAGCTACCACGAACACATATAGATATAAATATATTAGATGATGTAAAGTTAAAACTAGCCGGCAATACTAATGTCAGACACTCTGGCATTCGTAACGATGAATTTCAGATAGTTTATGGAGCTTCTGGCGCAACATCTCCGGGAGGCGGTGGTGGAACGCTTCCCGGAGAAGATGGCACCAACCCGTGGGGAGATGATTTACCGAATGTAGTTTATTGTTTCTCAGAAGATTCTTTTAAAGCTGGTACAAATCTTTTAGCAGGCGATATTCTTCTTTTTATTGGCGAAGGAACAAATTTCGGACCGTTTGAAAATCAAACTATATATTCAGTTGAATCAGAATTAACAGAGTCTGCGACCAGCGGCGACGCGTCCAGTGCGGATACAGTGGGTGTGAACAGCGAGCCATCCACCACCTTTGGATCAGATATCAACCTTGTAGGTCATGAAGATAATAAATTTTTTCAATTAACAACTGACATTTTTCACACAACTGACGTTTCACCATTATTAAACTATCAACAAGGTACTGGCGATATGATTACATTAACAGCTATTCATAAAATTACAAAAGGTGGTCACGAACATGAAGCGTATACTTCTAAATTAACCAAAAAAATTAATGTATATTCATTTGCTCTAAAACCAGAAGAACATCAACCAAGTGGAACTTGTAATTTTTCAAGAATAGACACAGCAACATTGGAATTTGGTAAAGCGCCAACTGGTACAAATAATATATATGCTGTAAATTACAATGTATTAAGAATTATGAGTGGTATGGGAGGTTTAGCATATTCTAATTAAAATATTTATATTTTTTTTCTAAGATATTATTATATAAACATGGGAGGGGGATTGATGCAACTTGTCGCTTATGGAGCCCAAGATATTTATTTAACCGGTAATCCACAAATAACTTTTTTTAAAGTGGTTTATCGTAGACACACTAACTTTTCAATGGAAACAATTTCACAAACTTTAGATGGTAATGCTACTATAGGTACTTCACAAAATGAATCATCTTGTACAATTAGTAGAAATGGAGATTTAATTTATAAGATGTATGTTGTTATTCCATCTGCTAAATCTGTCGGTTTACAATATGGTTCAGAAGTTGTTCAAAGTGTAGAATTAGAAATTGGAGGACAACTAATTGATAAACATACAAAAGAATGGAATAATGTATGGAATGAATTAACATTAACAAATAATAAAGGTTTAGCATTAAAAGATATGTTATCAGAAAATTATACAATTAGGGATGGTAAAGAACACCTAATACAATTGCCATTAAATTTTTATTTTTGTAAAAATCCTGGTTTAGCTTTACCATTAATAGCACTTCAATATCATGAAGTTAAAATCAATTTTGTTTTTGGATCTACAGATGATACACATGCTACTTCAGGAACATCTATAAAATTTTATGTTGATTATATTTACTTAGATACTGATGAAAGAAGAAGATTTGCCCAAGTTTCTCATGAATATTTAATAGAACAGGTACAAATGCAAAGTATAGTTTCAGATATATCACAAGATTTAAATTTTAATCATCCAGTTAAAGAATTAATATGGTTAACAGATAAACACTATGATTATAATACAGCTTTATTAAAGTTAAATGGGCATGATAGATTTGAGAAGCAAGAAGAAGAATATTTCCAATTAAGACAACCTTTTGATTATCACACACATATACCAAGACAAAATTTATCACTCGAATCTAGAATAAATCATAACCCTATACCTTCACTAAAACATCTATTAAAGAAGAGGGCGGAGGATGGTCTTGAATTTGGTATATTTACAGGGGAGGTGGCGGCAGAGCCGGAGCCCTCGTCGTCAAAATATTATGTAACTAAATTCGCCGAAGATGATGCCCTGCCCGTCGGCTCCTTCGATTTCGCGCCGTTGCCGATCGTCAACAATCTGTCTACGGATATGGGTACTTTATCAGCGGGAGAGGTGTCATATGTATTTAATACAGATGATGTTCATGATTTTAAAGTTAATCATGAATATAAAATTGTATTTGGTGGAAATTTTCATAGACAAGAAAAAAAAAAAGTAAATCCAAATAATCTAGAAGGGTACGGTTTTTTATACAGAAGTCTCATTACACAAACTGTAAAATGTATCGGCCATTCCGCGAGCAGCGCCGGCGCTGATGATAAGTATAGATTTGTTAAATTTAACCGCAGATTTGAAAATATACATAAGTTGAACGTTCAACTGGATGGTATCTCACTTGACAGGCTCTCCTCCGATCTCGCCAATGATTATTTCGCACCGGACCTGCCCACCGACCCAAGCGACTTGGAAATCATCTTCTACCTCGTCGGCCAAGGACGCTGGGGGTTTTTAAAAATTACGGATATAATAGAGGTTTCTGAGGGTGGTAACTTAAGTTCATCAGGAAGTTCTAAATTAGACAAAAAAATTAATGTATATTCATTTGCTTTAAGACCTGAAGAACATCAACCAAGTGGAAGTTGTAATTTTTCAAGAATAGATACAGCAACATTAGAATTTGGTAAATCACCAACTGGTTCAAATGGTAATATATATGCTGTAAATTACAATGTATTAAGAATTATGAGTGGTATGGGTGGTTTAGCTTATTCGAATTAAATTCTAATTATATTTTTATTGTGTTTTTTTTTGAAAATAAATAATTAATAAATTAATTATTTATTGTGTTTTTTTTGAAAATTTTTTTCTAAGTTATATTATAAAAACATGGGAGGAGGATTGATGCAACTTGTCGCTTATGGCGCTCAGGATATTTACCTTACGGGTAATCCACAAATTACTTTCTTTAAAGTTGTCTACCGCAGACACACTAACTTTTCAATGGAAACTATTGGACAAACTTTCTCTGGAACTGGAAAAGTAGGAGGCAACAAGAATACTGCTACAGCCACCATTTCAAGAAATGGTGATTTAATTCACAAAATGTATATTAATTGTGGTAGTCCGGGTGCTGATAACACAGATAATACTAAAGGTTCTGAAATAGTAAAAACTGCTGAATTAGAAATTGGAGGCCAAAAAATTGATAAACACTGGGCATCTTGGAATAATATCTGGAATGAATTGTCTACACCAGAATCGAAAGCTATTGGATTAAAATCTATGCAGGGAGATATTGGTATAACAGGGGCGTCGTCTGGTGTTTCCTCCATACAAGTACCACTTAATTTCTGGTTTTGCAGAAATCCAGGTCTTGCTTTACCATTAATTGCCCTTCAATATCATGAAGTTAAAGTACAATTTGAATTTGGAACTACAGATGAGACAGGCTTCGCCACCGAACGTGATTTACAATTAATGGTTGATTATATCTACCTTGATACTGATGAAAGAAGAAGATTTGCCCAAGTGTCTCATGAATATTTAATTGAACAAATCCAGAAACAAGATGTAACGGGAGGGACATCCCAAAAATTAATATTTAATCACCCGGTTAAAGAATTAATTTGGTGGCAAGGTCCTGCGGCTTATACTGGAGCACAACTGAAATTAAATGGTCATGACAGATTTTCGGAACAAAAACCGGAATACTTCCAGCTCAGACAGCCATTCGATTACCACACTGCTGTACCCCGCCAGAATTTACCACTTGCTGGACGCAGTGTAACAAGAGGTCTTCTAAACACAACCGATTTAGGCTTAGGAACAACTTACACCAAGGGCGATGACGTCGCCGACGTCTACACCGCCCATACTGTTGACGGTGCTACTACTTTAAATATTAATAGCCTTACGGTCACCACGGGCGGGACTCTCAGTGGAGCCAAAAAGGGCGATACTATTGCTATTATTGTTGCCGGGGTTGCTTCCGCCTCCGGCATAACCTCGACTGCAGGAGATGTATTTTTTGCTGAATTGTCCGAAGCTGCCACCGCCACGAAGCTTGGATTCGCAGATGGTGCTGTAAAATCCGATGGTTCAGGTGATAAACTCAAGCACACCCACATCACCGATCCGGAGAACGGCGACTCTCTAGTTGTATATAAAGTTCAACAGACCACCTTAACTGAAGCCCGCACATCTCAAATGACCCATAAAATTAGTGTTTATTCCTTTGCCCTCAAACCCGAAGAGCACCAACCATCTGGAACCTGTAACTTCTCTAGAATTGATACTGCTATTTTAGATCTCCAAGGAAATGATACGACGAGCGTCACAGGTGAAATTTATGCTGTCAATTACAATGTATTAAGAATTATGAGTGGTATGGGTGGTTTAGCTTATTCGAATTAAATTATATTTTTATATTTATTATTAATTATAAGATAATTCTTTTTTTAAATCATTTTTTTTATTTATTAATATTTCTTAATATTAAGAAAAACATAAGAACAAATAAAGATACGAATCCGATAGTAAATATTAATATATATGGGTATATTTTGTACATAATTTTATGAATAATGGGTTCTATAATAGAATCAATTAATTCAGAATTATCTGGATTATTAATTTCATCTTTTAATTTAATTAAAGTTTTTTCAAGAATAATAGACATAGTTGACATTATTTTATAAATAGTAAATAAAGTAATAAATCTAATTAAACTAATTTGAAAATATATTAAAGATAATTATAAAATATATAAGTATAATAATGGGTATAAAATCATTAACCAAACTAATCAAAGAGAATGCTAAAGATAGTATAGAAACAAAAAAATTATATCAATTAAGTGGGAAAAAAATAGCAATAGATGTAAGTATATTTATTTATCAATATTTAATGAATATAAGAAATAATAATAAATTATTAACAAATAATAATGGAGAAGTAACATCTCATATATCTGGTATATATTATAAGACAATAAATTATTTATCGTTGGGTATAGAACCAATTTATGTATTTGATGGTAAACCACCAGAAGATAAATTAAATTTAATAAAAGAAAGAAATAGAAAAGCTCAAATAGCAAAAGAAAAATTAAAAAATTCAGATAATGAAAAAGATAGATTAAAATATGAGAAATTATCTACAAGAATGAATAAAAAACATATAGAAGATATTAAATATTTATTAAATTTAATGGGTGTTAAATATATTCAAGATGAAGAAGGTGAGGCTGAAGCAATTGCGAGTGAATTATGTAGAATAGGATATGTAGATTATGTAGTAACAGAAGATATGGATGCTTTAGTATATGGTTGTCCTAAAATGATAAGAAATAATATAGATAAAAAGATTAAAGGAAAAGATTTAATAACTGAACTATCATTAGACAAGATAATAGAATCATTAGATATATCACAAGATAAATTTATTGAATTATGTGTATTATGTGGGTGTGATTATTGTGAAAATATACCGAAAATAGGGATAATGAAGGCATTAAAGATTATAAAAGAATATGATACTATAGAAGAATTTTTAGAACAAAATACAACATATAATATACCTGAAAATTATTTAGATAAATATAAAAAATCGGTTGAAATATTTAATTTATATAAAGGGAGATATGATAATGTAAATGATATTCCGTTGTATATGTCACATATAAATATATCTAAATTAATAAGTTATTTAACGAATACTTGTAATATGTCTGAAAAAAAGATACAAAACTCAATAAAAAAATTACAAAATAAAATTAATTAATATTTAGTTAAGAATTAATAAGTCTTCCAGATGGGTTAGTTAATTCTCCAGACCATTTAGGCATCCAAGTGTAAGGAATATTTTTAGAATGAAAATGTTTATTATAGATCATATTATACATTTGAGATTCATTTAATTTATATTTAGATTGTGAGTATTCTTCAATAATTTGGTACCAAGGTTTATTTAATTTTGAAACACCATCAGAAAATCCATCTTTAGTTCTCCAAACAATTTCTTCTGGTAAATTATTTTCAAATGCTTTTCTAAGTAGATATTTTTCTATATTATTAGTAATCATTTTTTTACTTGGTTCAATTGACATATAATAATTAATAAAATCTTTATCAAAAAAAGGAACTCTAATCTCTAATCCATTTCCAGCTGTTGTTTTATCTCCTCTAAGTACATCAAACATATGAACATCTTTTAATAAACGGATACATTCATTTTGAAAATCAGTTGGAGTTGGTGCATTATGAAAATATAAATAAGAACCAGATGCTTCATCACTCCCCTCACCACTGAAAATAACTTTAATATCTGTTTTTTCTGCTATATGTTTACTTAATAAATACATTGGTACAGAAGCACGAATAGTAGTTATATCATATGATTCAATTTGGTAGATGGTATCTGCGATTGCATTCAACATTTCTTTTTCAGAGATAATAATACTTGTGTGGTTTGTGTTAAGATAATCTGCTACTTTTTGGCTAGCAATTATATCAGGAGAATCTTTAAGACCG